TTAAAAAAAATGTTCCTTTTAGTTTTTGGGTTTCACCAATGTCTAAAGTGAAGAGATTACTTTTGGGTCCTTACAGAGCTGCGCAAAAGTATGATAAAGCATGGGACGCAGAAAAAAAGAAATATATGGATAGGCAAGAAATGAAGAAGGAACGTTCTAAAAAAAAGAAGGCTAAAATTCTTCCGTCCGAATGGCTTAAAGACGGCGGTGAAGTGGTTATTGGAAAAAATGTAGATAAGGATTTATTATAATGGCAGACAAATACGAACCTTACGAAAAACCATCGGCAATTCCTGGACTCGCGATCACTGGAGCGGGAATCGGGGCTCTTGCTTATTTGGCCAGAAAAAGAATACCCGGTCTCAAGATTCTAGAAAAGATTGCAAAAACAAAAACACCACCGCCTCCCGCAACACGGACCCCGCCCCAGGTCGTTGATAAAGTAACAGAGGTTACTAAGATCGCTAAAACGCCCACGGCTCAAGCTAAAGAATTAATTGTTCAGTCTCACCCCCAAAGAAACTTTGCCGATATTAAGGGGCAGATGGATTTGGTTGCAACTAAAGCTAAAGCTGCTCCTTTAACACAGGGTTCGGATCAAGGTCGATTCGGCTCCTCCTTATATGATTTTATTGCTCAGCATCCTTCTTACGCACCACTGGATGCCAAGGTCTGGATTAATGAACTTTCTAATTTTAATCGTTTAGGAAGTTTTAGAAGTAATCAAGCAGGATTTCAAAAAGTCAGAATGAATATCAGCAAGGCCGAAATCGAGGATGCTAATATTCTTCAATTTGACCTCGCTCATAAAAGTGCAGTCGACAGCCAAATCGCGAAACTTGCCAACGCAAACAAATTAAAACTTGAAGCAATTAAGCAAAGAGGAACCCCAACCCAAGCCGAGTATAGAAGTCTCAAAACCGAGTTTAACAAGGCTAGGGATAAAATAATAAAAGAAGCAGGAGGAGAAGAAAAAATAATAGGAGGGTTTTTAAAAACGGCCCAAGAGTCTGGACTCAAGGTTAGTAAACTAGATCTTCTTAAAATGATTAATAATTCTCCTGCGGTGAATTTACGGGTAAAACGTTTTGAGTTTGTGACTCCGATAATGGAAGAATCTCGGATTTTATCTAACGATCTAACTAGATTTGTTAAGGATGCGGAAGCAACTGTTAACAGTTACAAAGGTACCGTTGAATCGGTAAGAGCTGGAAATAAGCTGATTAGCTACGGAGAAGACTTATATGGAATCAGGGGTGAACTTAGAGCAGTAACGAATGACGTAAATCATTATATGTATAATAAGAACGCTACGATAGGAAGTATGGTCATGGCGGTTGAACATTACTCAGATAAAATAAAAAGTTTAGAAAAGCTAGCCAAAGGCTTGGCAGAAGACCATAAGATTTATTTAGACGTTAATAAATTAAGAGAATTTAAAGGTCATCACACTAACCTTTTAAGAAAAATGGGTCGAGAAAAAACAATGGATCAATCTCCACGTTATGGAGACCATGACACTTATAAAATGTTGGGCGATGAAAAATATATTGAAGATGTGGTTTATTACCCAAGAACGATGCCTTACGGAAGAAATGTTGAACCTGGAGCGACAGTAGGTACTAGGGACGCCATCGCTCACTACGATCAGGGAAAAAAAGTTCTTAATCAGATTTATCATGCGCGTTATGGTAGACGTGCAGTCGATGGAAATCAGGGTAAAGCTTATGTTCTTCACGAAGGTCAAGCAGACATTCATCAAGCGACTTGGAAAGAAATAGGTCGAGGAACAAAGATTGTTAGAATTAATCCTTTTAATAGGGAGCAAGAATATGCTCAGGCTAATTATAAACTAAACCAATTATTAGAACAAATGAAAGTAATTTCTAGGAACGCTAGACCCTCTGTTGGTGAACAAATAGAATTTAGGAAATTGGCTCAACAATTTGATGAAATAAAGAAAAGGACTTTAAATGCTTCTAATCTGTCAACTAAAATGGGCGAACTAGACAAGGTTAATGTTCCTTTTTTACCTTTCATGGAAAGAGGGATATGGGGAGATCACCTTGTTAAACATATGGCTAAAACAGCCGCAGAGGATGGAATGAAATGGTTTGCGATTAATCCTGTAGAAAGAGTTCATGCTTTAAAGAGAGCAGAGAATTTAGCTAGGGGTGCTGTAGGCAAACTAGGAGATTGGGAATTTTATGGAACTGCGACAGGTAAAGGAGGAATGAGAGGAGTTAAGGCATGGTCCGAGATGCAAGACAAGGCTATTCTGACTAATCCCAATATGACAGCAGTATTGCCCGAACGAATGAAAAAACTAGCGTTTCAGTATGATTCAATAGCTCAACCAATTAAAGTGGCTAAATCCGATCCCAACTTACCTTTTAAGATTATTACGAAGCATGACTTTAGCAGAGATTCAGCAGCCAAGGCTTTAAAATATACCAGAGCTCCTAGCGAACATGAAATGGCTTTTAAAACAAAAGAAGAGGCCTTACAGTATGTAGTAGGCACGGATAAAATAGTCGTTAAAATGGAAGCTATGGACCCTCGTCTTTACTATGAAGCATTCGGCTTGAAAATTACCCCTCAAATGTTAGAACAGCCTTTCAAGCTTTATAAAAAAGAAGGTGGTCTAGTAGTTAATATGTTTAAGTGGTAATATAATAACAATTAAGGAGATATATATATCATGGCAAAGAAAAAACTAAAAAAAGCTATCTTAGCTGGTTTAACAGCGTATGCTGGAGCTAAGATGTTAGGCGAAAAGCAAAAATCCGATTGGATTACAAAAAATAACGCAGCCGTTATGAGTAAAAGAGAGGGAAAGCCTCATCTTGACAGATTCCTTGACGATCCACTTACTGGAGATGGTAAAGGAATGGAAAGCGTTTACAAACCTAAACACTTTAAAAAACCAAAAGTTAAAGAACCTTGGTACAAATTTTGGAATAAAGGTGGTTCAGTAGGCGCTAAAAGTTATAGCGGTGGCGGAGCTATCAATACTAGACTAAACGGCAAAGTAAAATTTAGAACTTACTAAGTAGTAAAACATGGCTGATGTTGAAAAACAGAATCAAGTTCTGGAAGAAGAAGGTCCAGCGACTGAGGAACAAGTTGCGGTCGAAGTTGAAAGACCTAGTGAAGAAGCTGTCAATGAAGCGTCTGAAGAAGGCACTCCTGAAGAGGAGTTCCGCGCTAATTTGGCCGAGGATCTAGACGAACGCGTTCTTCAACGGATGGCGTCAAAATTAGTTGACGAATACCGAAGAGATAAAATTTCAAGAAAAGATTGGGAAACGGGTTATACTCAAGGTTTAGATCTTTTAGGATTTAAGCACACAGAGATGACCCGTCCCTTTCGAGGAGCCTCTAATGTTACCCACCCTTTATTAGCAGAAGCCGTTACACAATTTCAAGCACAAGCGTATAAAGAACTTCTTCCTTCCGACGGACCCGTTCGTTGTAAAGTACTTGGAGACGAGGATCAAGAAAAACAGCAACAAGCGGATCGGGTTCAAGATTTCATGAACTATATGCTTATGGAGAAAATGGAAGAATATACTCCAGAAATGGATCAGCTTTTATTCTACCTTCCCCTAGCTGGATCAGCTTTTAAAAAAGTTTATTATGATGCTATTATGGAACGGGCAGTTTCTAAATTCGTTCCTGCGGAAGATTTAGTCGTTCCTTACTATGCAACCGATTTAATGGACTGTGAACGTATTACTCATAAAATTTCAATGAGTGAAAACGAGGTTCTTAAAAAACAAAAAACAGGTTTTTATCGAGACCTAGAATTAAAACCTGTAAACACAGGACAAAGCGATATTAAGAAAAAATATGAACAACTGGAAGGAATTGTTCCAACAGCAGATCGTCAAACCAATTTTAATATTTTAGAAATGCATGTGGATTTGAATATTGAAGAATTCACAATGGAAAACCCACCGAAAGAAGTTAAAATTCCTTATATTGTAACGATCGACGAAGGCTCAAGTGAAATATTATCCATTTATCGTAATTATGAATCTGATGACCCTACTCACAGACGAAAAGAATATTTTATTCATTACAAATTTTTACCAGGCTTAGGTTTTTATGGTTTTGGCTTAATTCACATGATTGGTGGATTATCTAGGACTGCAACAACGGCTTT